CGTGCTGTCACGTGCCAGCAGCTCATCGCGCTGCTGATAGGTCATGCCGAACCAGCGGCGTTCGGGATTGATCATTTCTACATTGCCCCTTTCGTGGTTGGTGTTGCCGGTGTCAGAGTTGGGCACCGGATTGTTTGCCGGAGGCGGCGTCTGCGCGGCCTCCAGACTGCGGATTTGTTCCTCGCGCTGCTCAATCTCTCCATGAATACGGGAGATTTCTGCGGCGTTTGTGCTGCGTTCCTGCTCAAACGTTTCAATCGCCGTGGATACGACGCCGCGCTCCTCGTCGGTCGCTGCCTCCGAAATTGCCTGTCGGAGCTGTTCCTCGCGGGCGGCGAAGCCGTCGCGCGTCTGCTCCAGCGGCGTGAGCTGCGAACGAAGCGCTGCGATCTCACTGTTGAGCATCAATACTCTAAGTACGGACATTTACGATTTGCCTCCTAACTTTTTGGTCATTTCCTCGCGCCATGCATCGGCGCGTCGCTTCTGAATTTCGGCCAGATCCTGCCGCCTTGCGCTTACGGATGTGGACTCATACGCCGGGAAGGTGCAGACGCTGACCTCGTACAGCGGGTCAACCTCCTCGATTTCCCAGCGGTATTTCCCGCCGCCTAAATCCACAAAAGTCTCTCGCTTGATGTCAAAGCCAAAACTGCACTGGTCAACGTCGCCGCGCTGCACTCTGGCATACAGATTCATCGCGTCCACATCGTCGCGGTTGATTCGGACGCTGCCCCACAGGCCGCGGCCGTCCTGCCGGAGTGTCAGCGTGCCTGACTTTGTCCGGCCAAGCACCAGACTGGTGTCGTGGTTGATAAGCGCGCGGACGTCCCCGGAGATTGAGTCGGTAAATGCGCCGGGCTTGATCACCTCACTTGCACCATCCCAAAGCTGATATTCCGAGTTGAACACGGCGAAATAGCCCTCGATGTACAGGTCGTTGTCCGCTTCTCGCGTTGCAAACTGCTGCGCGGTGCAGCGCACCTGCCGCCGCTGTCTGTCATTCGGCATTGCCGTCACCTCCTTGCTTTGTCAATTTGTTCTGATCGCCAATCATTCCGCGTGGGATGTAGTTTTCCAGGATTACAAGCTCATTGAGCCCCTCGCGCGGGCTGATGCCGACCCAGTCACGAACCTCGTTGCCGTCCATCAGGCCGCGAATGTACAGGCCCTCGGCCACGTCGGCCAGCTCCTTGGTGCTGTAGCTGTAAAGCCGCCTTGTGGACATCGAAAAATACAGCTCGCTGGAGATCAGCAGCTTCCGCGTCAGCTCCTGGCAAATGATGTTTGCAATGGTTGTCGCGGTCGTCTTGATCATATGGTTGTGGTCGCTGTCGGAGTAGCTGCCGACACCGAGCATATACGGCGTCACGCCGACCAGCGATGCGACAGCCCGCTTGTCGAGCTCCACGCTGTCTCGAATCGCAAGATCGGTGAGGCTGAGCGGCTTTACCTGCTGCACCTCCATCAGCTCAGCCGGGATGATCCACGGTGCGCCGGCGGTGCTGTTGGACAGGTACTGATCGACCAGGCGCTTTCGGCCATCCTCGTCGGCAAATTCATCCGCCAGCGCGTCCACCTTGACGATGACGCTCGGCTTCCACTTGTCGGACATAAATCCCTTCTTTGTTGCCGACGTCTGTCGCAGGCTGTTTGCTAGATCGTGCAGGCTCATCCGCAAACCGAGGCCGCGCCAAGGCTGTGCCGGGTCCGGCCAGCGCCGGAAGTGCAGCACCGCGCCGGAATCGAAGCGGTTGCCGCGCCACACGACATAGTAGCTTCGGCCGTTATCGTCGCTCATAGCTACCGCATCCGGCATCGGCTCCAGCTCCGTCAGCAAGCCGCCGGATGTGTGCGGCAGCAAAAAGGCGCTTCCACAGCTGTTCGTCAGCATTGTCCACACGATCCACGCAATCAGGTCCTTGCGTGTGCCATGTGCCCACGGCTGAATGTCCATGAAGCGGGAAAGAGCGTTGCGGACACGGACATCGCCGTCCGGCGTGTTCTGCATGAGCTGAATTGTCGCATTGGATATAATATCGGCAAGGCCGCCAACGGCTGCCTGCACGTCCGGGCTGTCGATCAGCCGTGTATAGCCGGGTACGCAAAGCGTATCCTGATTTACAGCACCCAGCAGGAATCCTTGCAGCGTCAGATCCTGTGCGGACCTGCGCTGCACTTTGACTTTCAATCGGCATCATCATCCTTTCCATCTTTTTTGTCATACCATCCGGCCGCCTTATTGCTGGCAGTCAGATCCTCCAGATAGGCGCACACCGCGAAAACGGCGGCGTCGAATACGTCAATACGTAAATTCGGCTCGATCTTCTGGTACATTACCATATCGTCTGATTTCTCAATGCCGGCGACATTCTGAACGCAGTACTCAAACGGCTCGGCGTGCAGGTAGTAGAGAGTCCCTTTTTTCGCGCTGTTCTCGATGTACCGGAAGCCCTCGGATTTCCGCGTGAAAAGCTGCGGCTGATCCTTGATTGGGAATCGCTCCTGCTTCATCTCCACGAAATACTCGCGGCAGAATTTACGGTCATGCCCGACGCGCCGGATCTTAAAGCCTTCCGCGCGGCGCTTCTTGTACCACATAACCACGTCGTGGTAATTGGTCACCTTGTCATTGGTCATGTCCAGCCAGCCATCCTCCAGCCAGCCGAACAGCGGGATTTGATCCTGCTGTGCTTTAACCATCGCGGCCGGACGCGGGAACCAGCAGTGCGGAATGATGATGTCCACGCCCTTGTAGTGCCCGAACAGGGCGCTGGTCGTCAGGTCGTAGAGCTTGGACAGATCCGTCCCGCCATACCACCGGATCGGCAGTTTTGCCAGCTGCGCAAGCGTCCAGCTGTACCGTTCGTCGCTTTTACGGAACTCCGCAATGTCGAACCACGCCTTAACGGCATTTGTCGTAACATTTAGGCTTTTGTTGAGGAATTCCGGCCGCAGCGCCGGATTCTCTGCGGCCATTGCCGCGTCGTTTATCATGTCCTGCGGACGGATGGAGTAGCCCCAACCGGGGGAAGCTGCCTTCAAAACATTTGGGTCCTTCAAGTCAACGTCGCCGTTTTCCAGCGTCGGCGCAGAGCAGAGGAAACAGAAAACCGAGTCGGCAGCGTCACCTGTGACTGTCCTGCGGAGAATCTTCCGGCAATACTCCAAATGCCCCAACAGGAAGCCGCGGGCATTCGGACCGTTGGACGAAATGATGATTACCAGTTTGTTGGTGTACGCCTTGGTCGCGTCCTTCAGGATCTGATACTGCTGCGGGCTTTTGTAAGTGTGAGCCTCGTCCGCAATGACAATGTTGCAGTTGAAAGAGTCCTGTTTGTCGGGATTCGCAGCCAGAGCATTGATGGAGATCATACCGTCGCCGATGTCGCCGGAGATCGAGCGTTCCATGTTGTTGTCGATAATCCGCAGGCCGTTTTCCGGATCGTCCTTGACGGTCACGCCCAGGCGCGCGGCGTTGTACTTGAGGAAGTCGAATCCTTCCAGCGCCTGCTTGAGCGCGCCGCCGACCTCGTACACCTTCGAGCCGGAGGCCCGTTCATACAGGGCCAGCGCAAACGCCAGAGCCGCAGCGAACGTCGTTTTGACGTTTTTGCGGGGGATGAAATCGACAGCTTCCTTAAAGCGCCGGATTTTCGTATCTGGCAGGTAAAAACCCATAACGTTGTAGACGATGAATTTGTGATAAGGGAGCAGCAGAAACGGCGTCCCGCGAAGTGGTGTCGCGTCGAGGAATTCACCCTGCTGGTGGCAAATCATCGTCTCGATGATGGCAATGATGTCATTCGCTGGCTCTGAGCGAAATTCCCACTTTCCAGTGTCCAAGTCTGACACGTACCGTTTGCAAGCGAGTACCGCGTCCTCACACAGTCCGGATTCACCCGATAAAACCGACTGCACAAAGTCCTCAACGTCGCGCTGATACTGTGCGGCGCATTCGATTGCGTGATTATGCGCATCCTCAAGCAGCCGCTCCAGCTTGCCGACGCCGCCGTTCGACGGTGCCTTGCCGCGGGCCTTGTTGAGGCCAGTCGGCGTCAGACCGAGTTGATTGCGCAGGCTCTGGACAGTGGCACGCAAGTCCTGGACATCCGTCCAGTATGGGCTTTTTGCCGTATATTCTGCGCCGGTCTTGTTGATCATCGTACACACGCGCTGGCCGCCCTGCTTCTTCCACTCCTTCTCGGCACGCGAAAGCTCACGTTCGGTTTTCGCCAGCTGTTTGATCGTCGGCTCAAAGATTTCGTTGTAAGTCCCGACAAGCTTCATGTCCTGCCGGATCATATCTTCGCGTGCCATGGTCTCCTTTCCTCGGAGGCTCCGCCAGACGCGGCGGCCAAACCGCGCCCGGTGTGAAGGACTATCATGCAGGCAAAAGCGCCCGGCGCAGCCTCCGATGTATTCTCGCACCGCCATTCGAGCGGCCGTTTTCGCGCGCCCGCGTCGTTTGCGCCCGTGTCGCGCAATTCCACGACGCGCGCACGTCTGGCCCTCCGGCTTAACCCCCTCCGCCGGTTTTCCCGCCGTCGGAAAAGGCGGCCCCATCCGGTGCTTTTGCTAAAACGGCGGAGGCGAATCGGGAGGGGGGATCACTCGCCGCTGCCACGTGAGGCCTCGCTCGGTCAGCTTGCCGGTCGTCCGATCGTGGAAGCTGTTGTGCGCGGCCTGGCTGACAGCAATCAGATTCCAGCGGCACCATTGCCAGCCTGGGAAATCCTCGACCGGGTAGACATGGTGCACTGTCGTCGCGGTTTCGTTTCGGCCATAGCGGCCAGCCTCGCGGCACTTGTATCCGTCGCGCCGCAGGATTGCATCCCGCAGGCGCAGCCATCGCTTGCTCTTGTAGTCCGTCTGGGATCACCGCCCTTTCATCCAGCATCGCAGATAGAGCAAAAGCGCCATGACCTCACGACGGAGATCATGGCGCTCATGCCATCCGGCTATCACCTCGGCTGCAAAACAAAAGCGCCAAACGATCTACCGTTCACACGGTCAAATCATTTGGCGCAGGCGCTGGCGCAAAGGCTCTGGCTCAGGCTCATATTCACGTTTACGACGGACTCGCGTCTGCACACCTTGCAGTACAGCGGGAAGTCTGTCAGCGTTGTCGTCGGCAGCACACGCTGCTGCGTCGGCCGTCCGCACAGCGGGCAGATCAGCTTGCCGCCTGCTGACACTAATAGTATATCATGCGCGTTTTTGCTTTGCAAGACTTTTGTTCCACCTTTCTGATTATTTATAGGTTGTTTCAAGGGAAAATTGTAAATGCAATGTTCAGTTTTCCGGGATTTCATAGTCGTACAGCACGTAGCTTCCGAAGCTGTTGTCGATGCGTTCCGGGAACTTCTCGCCCTCGAACGGGATAGCTTTGTCCGGCGGCGAATAGTGCGCGCCCGGCGGCAGCTCGACGTCCAGCCGTTCCGGCTTAATGAGGCCCTTACTCGGCGTCCACATCCGCTGCCCGACGCGGAGCTTCCCGGTTTTTCTCGGCTCCTTGGTAAGATACCTCGCCACCTTGCGGTAGCCGCCGAAGTCCTCAATCGTCCGGGTATCGACCGATCCCTTCTGCCAGAAGCAACGGAGCAGCATCTCGTCGCCGTCCGCCCGCTGGATCACGAAATGATGGTGGATGCGGTGATCGCCGTGCATACCCTCCATGACATAGACATATCCGAACGGCAGCGCCCTTACCCGGCGCGCCTCTCGCACCTTGCGGAAGTAGGCCGGTGCATTTTTGCGCGCTGCCTCATAATTCGGCGGCAAGTGCTCGGAATCATAAGTGAGTGTCACAAACCAGTCTTGCGGGCTGAAGTTTGCATACAATAAGAACTCAAGACGCATACATGCGGTTTTAATGTTGACGGCCTCCTGAACGAGGCTGGTTTCAAATTGCTTTGCCGCACGGCCACCGGTCCTCGGTGGCCGCGATGCAAGCTCAATTGCGCGAACGCGGTTGCCCGCGCGCAGTTCAATCACCCTGTTGATTCGGCATCAGCTCCATTCTGTGGTATTCATTCATGTGCTGCAAGGCTGCGTTCTCCTCATCGCAGAAAGCAATGTCGCCGAGAAGGACACGTCGAACGCCGTCCGGGAATTCTACAACTGCCGCCACACCGCCGAGGAGCGTATCGTCCCAGCGATGAAAATATCCAAGCTCGTGGCCAACCTTGCAGAGCCGCCGCTCCTGTTTGACTACGAACTCGATCTCTCTTGGCGTCACAGTCCAGCCCCTCCTTTGATTTCGTTTATAGCCTGCGCCAATCGGGACATTGCACAGCGCGCGGCGGCGGCCACGGCTGATAGCCGCGCGAAGGCTAAAGCGCTATCTCGCAGACGGCGAGCCAATGTAATGCGGATGTAATGACTCTCATTGCTATGCCCGGAAGGCTTTGCGCGCATAAGAGAATTTGCACAGTTCCGGCTGCACCCACGCGCCATCAGTAGCTTAGCGGCTCTTTTTCTCGTCATTTCTTCGCTCCTTTCCCGTATTTCAGTTTCCTCACCCATTCGTTTCGTTCGCGGAACGGCACGAACTCCTCGCCGCAGAGCGGCTTCAGAACGCGGTCAATCTGCTCCTGCGCATAGTCGGACTCCGGCTCGTTTCGCCACGCATGTCCAAACTCACGATAAAGCTGTGCCACACCGTGTGCTGTGCGCCGCATCCGCCCTAGGCCGAAGCCCTCCTGCGCCAGCGCGAGCATCCACAGATCTGTCGCTGCCTGGAACCCGGCGTTAAACCCAATGTCCAGATTCGTCTGAGCAAGCTGCTCCAGCTTCTGCATGTAGCTCATGTCGTGCCCTCCATCGCCTTCCCCCACGCGGCCAGTTGAGCGCGGATGGCTGCGCAGAGCTCTCCGACCTTGCCCTCGTCCTCGATGCGGCTGACAGTCTGCGTCAGCTGGGTGAATGCCGCCTGCCACTGGCTGAAATGCAGGTGCGCGGCCGTCACGTCCTTGTCGGACATGGCAAGCTTTCTGCGCAGATTCTCGACCTCTCCGCTCAGGCGCTCGATCAGGTCAGCGCTCACCTTCGGGCATCCGCCGCATCCATCGACCGCCGTAAACGGGCAGTCCCCTGCTTCTCCGCTTGCGCACGCCCGCAGCGCCTTGACCAGTTTGTTAGGGTTCATCTCCATGCTTTCTGCTCCTTTCCAGTTTCCGTGCCGCGCATAGGCGAACCATCGCGCAGCTATACGCTGACTGCGTGCTGTTGTGCCGATACGGGCACAGAAGGTTACAACATTCCGTCCCAGGAGATGGCGGCGGGAGTGCCCGCCGCTTCTTTTTTGCCATCATGCCGCACCCCGCTTCCGTCTGGCCGGATTCGCGGCCAGCTCCGCCGCCCTGACCTGCCGGAAGGCCGGGAGCAGGATCTCCGTCTCCCAGCGGTCCACGAAATCAAGCACCCGCTGTGGGATGGTCAGACGCTCGCCGTGCGCCCACTCGTTGCCGTAACCGTGGAGCTGAATTCGCGTCGGCTTGTCTTTTGTGACACTGATGTTGAGTGTGAACCAGCTCCGTTCCGGCCGGCGTGCATGGCGCACAAACAAAATCAGATTGCCGGTCAGGTGCTGCTTGCCGTAGCCGCCGACGCAGTGATGCAGGACGTGTCCCTCGCGCACCAGATCGCCGTTGCAGCGCGGAAGACGGATGCAGATCTCTCTGTCCGACCATTCCAGCGCCGCCCACTTCTTTGCGACCGCGAGGAAGTTCGCAATGCTGTCTTTGTCCTCCCGCTGTTTTTTCGCGGCGAAGATCCGGTCGTGCGCGGCGCGCAGGTCGCGCGGCCACAGTTCCTCCTGACTGGGATCGTTGACCTGCTCATCCAGCTCCTTGCGGTAGTCGATCAGCAGGCCGAATCCGTTCCGGCGCGGGAGTCCGTGCTTTTCGAGCTGCTTTTCGAGGTATGCCTCCCACTTCGGCAGCGGTTCGAAGTCGTATCCGTCCGTGACCTCGCCCACATAGCGGCTGATGTTCTCCGTCCCGAACTTCTTGAGCAGCCGGTCAAACTCGCCCGCACACCCGGTGCCCAAAAGACCGAAGTTGACGCCCTCCATCCAGAGCGCGGCGATGTCTGCCGTCCAGCGCCATCCGCCGCAGGCGGCGACCTCTTCTTTTGTGAAATGCAGCATCTCCCGCGGCTTTTTGAAGTTCCAGTCCGCAAGGTCTCCGACCTCCACGGTCGTCGTGCGGAATCCGTAGTTTGCGGCCATGTTGACGCTGTCGTCAATCCGACCGACGATCATGCGGGCCATGCCGCATTTCATCAGATTCTCGACCGCCGGGCGCTTCGTCCAGAGCTCCAGATACACGACCGGCCACTCGCCGCCGGCACGGATGTATTCGGCCAGCCCCGTTTTTTCGGCGGTCGATCCGGCCAGTTCCGGCAGGTCTTTCCACATCGCGACGCCGAATTTGCGCGAGTTTGTAGCCTCATAGCTGTAATACTTGATCTGATACGGGTCATCCCGGCTGTTGACCGGCCGCCAGTCCGGCAGGCTGTTCATACCGCCGTAGGCGTTGACCGTCTCGTGCATGTACCGCTTCATGCGGCCATTGGGCAGCAGCACCATAGCGCCGAAGGGCCGGACGTCCATGTCCCACAGCCCGAACTCATCAACGCGCCGGGACACGATCCAGCTCATGGCGACCGCGAGATCTCCGACGCGCTCGATGCTGCCGGCCATCAGCTGATAGGTGCGTCCGTTGCGCAGCTTTTTCCGATGCACCGGATGCACGGAGGCGCCGCACAGCGGGCAGTAGAGATCGTCGTGTTCGTCCGTCCAGCCAACCACATCCGTGCTTTCTTTGTCCGGAATGCCAGGCCACGCGCTTCCGTCGTCTCCGACGACCATCGCCACGCCGCCGCCCTTGATCCATCCGGCCCAGAAGTCCTCGCGGCAAGCCGTGCAAGTGCATCTCGCACCCCAGCGGCCCCGCGCGGGTTCGTCGAGCCACCATTGTGGAGCATCCTCATCCGGGTAATACGATTCGCGGGCGTAGATCAGCAGCTCACCGCCGAGGTCGCTGTCGATGTAGTCAGCCGCCACTGCCTGAAGCATCCCGTCGCGTGGTTTCGTGGGAAGCCGGCTCACCAGATCCTCCAAAATATCCATGCCGCGCCTCCTCAGAAGTAATCTTCGAGGTTCAGCACAACGCCCTCCTCGGAGGGCGCCGCGCCAAGCTCGGCGATGCCGTAAAACTCGCGGATGATCTTTTCCGCTTCGGCCGGAATGACGCACGCAAAGTTTCCGGTTTTGTGCGCATCGGCGAAAGCCTTGATCTTCTTCTCGCAGTCCGCGAGGTTCATACCCTTTGCGTCGAGGTCACGGCTGACGATCTCCTGCGCAGCGAGATCACGCCGGATGATGTCGGCCAACTGCTCGCCGACCATCCAGACCGCTGTGCGCTGCGCCGGCTGCTGCGCGCGGATCTTCTCAAATACATCCATCCGTCACGCCTCCTTTTCGACCAGCGCTGCCATCTTGGCCAGCGCGTCCCGGCTGAACCGGGCCAGCTTCGCGGCCTTCTCCGCGTCGCGAGTCTTGACCTTCTGCATCAGGCCGCAGGCGCGGTTGAAGTTTTCCTGCACCGCCTGAAAGAAGCTCTGAAAGACGGCAATGTCTGCGTCAGACTGGATTGCCCCTGCCTTCTGAAGCTTCTCAGCATTGGCCTTTGCGGCTGCTAGCTCGGCCTGGAGCGTCTCGACGCGGCGCGTCAGGTCATCTGCACGACCCGTGCTGTTTTTCAGGTCTGCCATGGCCTTCGCAGCTTCGGCCTGGAGCTCTGCCTGCTTCTTCTCGGCCTCCTTGCGGCGCTTTTCCAGCGCAGCGACGTCGGCCTTGTGCTTTTTCTCCGCCTCGGCCAGCGCATCCGCAACGGCCTTTTCGATCTCCGCCGGGTCTGCCGCCTGCACGGCGACCTCGACCGGCCGGTTTTCCAGTTCCGTGATCTTCGCGGCCTGCGCGTCGGTGCGCTCCCTGAGCGCTGCCGTTTTTTCTTTCTCCGCATCGAGGGCGAAGGTGACGTCGGCCAACTTCAGCGCCGCGCCCTCACTGGCCGCGCGCTCGGCCTCCAGCTGGCGCCGTGCCTCGTCGCGCTCCCGGATAGCCTGCTCCAGCTCGCGGGCGGAAAGATTCTCCGCATCGACCGCCTCGGCGAACTCTTCACGCTCCTCGGCGGGCACCGCGAGCAGCTGTAAAGCGTTCGACACACTCAAATTTCCCAACGTTGGGAAATTTGAATTGTTTCCATATTCCTTGGCAATCTGCATAAATCTCGCAGCGGAAGATTTTGAAAACTCCGTTTCAGTTTTCAGAAAATCCAGCCATCCGCCGTGCCCAACCATAGCCTTTGCCTCGGCAAGGCGCTTGCCGATCTCCACACCGAACCAGACCGTCATGCACTTGGCCTGATGGGACAGATAGCGGATCTCGCTGCCGATGGTCTCTGTCGTCCGCGGCCCTGTTTCCGGCAGCGTCATATCTTTCGGTGTAGGTGCGGCGTCCTGCAAAATACGGCTCACGTCAAATGCCATCGCTCGCGCCTCCCTTCACGTCCTCCATCGTCATCTGCGGCTCCAGCAGCTCCTGGACGAAATTGCGGTAATCATACCCCGCCGCGCTGTACGGCGACGAGACGAGGATCGGCACCTGCTTAAACGTCATCTCGTCCACCTTGTCGGTGCGCCGGATAACCGTCTGGAAAACAGGCAGCACGCCGGACTCCCGCAGCTTCGCTTCCGCCTCCAGCACAACCGGCACATTGCGCCACATCGTGATGAGCGCGCCTGCAATGCGGATATTGCCGTTGATGCGGCGAATGTTGTCGATCTGGCGGCTGACATTTGCGAGTCCGCGCAGGCTGAATGCATCCAGTTTGATCGGGATGATTACCTCATCCGAGGCCAGCAGTGCCGCCGCGCTGGCGGCATTGAACGCAGGCGGGCAGTCAAAGATCACGTAGTCATACGCATCGTCCTCCCGGATGCAGCGGCACATATCGGCCAGCACCCGGCCGCGCACGCGCTTGTCCGCGATGTGCGACATGTCCAGATCCATAAGCCCGTCCGACGCGGGGATCATGTCCAGATCGCTGTACGACGTTGGCGTGATGTTCTCGGCGTAATACGGTTCGCACTCGCCCAGCAGCACGGCGTCCAGCGTGACGTCGTATTCCGTCGGCGCAAGGCCGAAAAACTCGGTAGCGTTGCACTGGCTGTCGCAGTCGATCAGTAGCACCCGCTGTTTGTGCTCCGACGCCAGAATGTGTGCCATATTGACGGCGGTCACGGTCTTCCCGACTCCGCCCTTGAGATTCAAAATTGCAATTGCTTTCATGATTTCGTCCTTTCGTCAAAATGGGATAGGGAAGTCGCTCGGAAGCTCGTCAAATCCGATCTGCGCAGCCTCCTCCGCAGGTGTCTGCTTCGGAGGCATCCAATCGCGGCGCGACTCCATGAAGGTCTGCGTCTCGCCGTTGAATCGCAGATAAAACGAATTTCCAGCGATTCCGGTTTTGTTTTTCGCAACTGTAACAACGCGATCACAGTCCACGATTTTCTGGTTTTCGCGGAAGAGCAGCAAAATGAAGTCCGCGTCCTGCTCGATCTGACCGGAACTGCGCAGGCTTGACATCGTGGGTGGTGGAATTTTGCCGGTCTTTTTGTTTGGCTCCGGCCGTCCGAGCTGGGACAGCGCGATGATTGTTGGCCCGCCCTGACGCCCGAACTGCTTGAGCGCCCGCGAAACGGCAGTGACACGTGCGTACTCCTGATTGCCCCACGGCGTTTTGTCCGATGCCTCAATCAGCTGCAAATAGTCGATGTAGATCACGTCGTAGTGCTTTGCCATCGAGTACATTCGGATATCCCCGGCCGTCATGCCTGCCGCCTCGATCAGATCGAGGTTGCGGCCGCCGAAATCGGCACTGATTGCCGCCAGAGTATCCCAGTCATGGTCGTTCATGGCATTCAGCTGAATTTTCGGCAGGCCGATTTGCGCCGCCGCGGAGATCATTGCGTCCGCCAGCTTTTCGCAGTCCGTCTCAAAGCTGAAAAAGCCGACTTTCTTCGTCTTTGCCTGCTCGCGGGCGGTCGCTAGAGCGAGTGTCGTTTTGCCGTCCGAGGGATATCCGCCGATGATGCCAAAGTCGCCGCGCATCGTGCGCAGGTGGTCGTTGAGCTTCTCAAATTTCCACGGCAGATAGACAGGCTTTACCGCCGGGTCGTGCCGTTTGTAAAAATCGGTCAGTGCATCCTGCATCGTCATGGTACGCACGCCCGGCCGGTCCACCATGACAGCGTTTATGCGGTCAAGCATTTGCCGGATGTCGTCCTCATTGTCAGCAGACAGGATCTCCGAGGCCGCTTCCTGCATCAGGCGAATTCGCGCCTGCCGCCTCAGATCGGCGATGTACGCCTTAATGTTGGCCGCCGTCGGCGTCAGTTCAATGATCTGCCTGAGCAGATCCGTGTAGTCCTCGCCAATCTGTCCAAGGACCGTAACAGCGTCAACCGGACGGCCGACTTGGAACAGCCCGCGCATTGCCTCGAAGATTGTGCGGTATGAGCTATCGAAATATTCTGGCTTGAGTGCCTGAAGCGCGATGCCGACGGTGCGGTCGTCGATCAGCATCGAGCCGATGACACCAAGCTGAGCATTCAAGAGTGCTTCTCTGCTTGCAGCCATCACACAAACCTCAGTCCGCTGGTGTCAATAGCCCCGGTCGGCTCAGTTGCCTGCACAGGAGCGGCCTCGGCGATCTCGCGCTGCTCGTCGGTCCAGCGCTGCTGGTTAAGGTACGTCGATGCATGGGGGATACCGATTCCAGCCTGCCACTCCGGCGACGCCTTCTGCAAGGTCAAGGCCCGGCCAATGCGCAGGATTAGTTCGTCGCTAGGCTGGAGCCTGTCCCATGCTCGGATTGCAGCTTGTCGTCCTTCACCTCTGGGGTAGAATTTCCAGAAGCCTTCGAAGCGTTCAGGCTTCCATTCTGCGGTTGATTTCGTGCGCCGCCCCCTTGGGGGGCTTTTAGGGGGTAATATATTATTATCTAATACATTACTCATCGGTTTTTTTGCCGATAAGGGGTCGGTTTTTTTGCCGATAAGCTTATCGGCATTTTTGCCGGTAAGGGGTGGCGCTTGCAGCACCTGATAGATGCTGCGGACAGGGTGCCCGTCCTTCGGATCAGGGGCGTATCGGACTTCAATGTGGCCGGCCTTTTCAAGCGCCTTGATAAGGCGGCTGACCGAATCCTCGGACAGTTTGTTTGGCCCGGCAAGCTGCGCATTCGTCGCGGCACAGCACCAGCCCTCGCCGATGTAGCCGGTCATCGTGGAGATCTGCCCATAAAGCAGCTTCGCGTTGGCAGGAATGGAATCGTCATACAGAACAGTCGCAGGTACGACGGCCCAGAAAGCCCGAAAATCTTCGTTCAAAACTTTTCACCTCCCACCCTTGCATTTTTGCGAAACTGGTGATATACTGAATATGCTTTCGTGATTCCGTCTTCGGAATCGACCGTCCGGTTGTTCGCAGCAGCCGGGCGGTTCTTTTTATGCTCATTTTTCCGCATGGCTGGCACCCTCCGCGTAGCGCAGCGTATACGCCGCACCGATGATATCATTCAGTTCGCGCACGATCTCGTCGTAGGTCGGGCGCTCTTTTTCGTCGATCGCGCCGTCCTCGGCGATCTGAAGCAGCTGCTTGTCGCGGTTCCGGTCGGCAAAGCGAATAATGCGGTTGACCAGCCGGATCACAGCCAGCGGCAGCGGCTGGCGCTCGGTATCGGGCAGCACGCCCAGGCAGTCCGAAGTCTGGCGCAGGTGCTTGTACGCATACCACGATTCGCCGCACAGATCTACCATCAGACAGACGTGATAGTTTGACGGGATGCGGATATCGCGTTCCCAGCCCTTGACCGTATCGACGGATACATGAAGAGCCTCTGCCCACTGCTCCTGGCTCAGATGCGCAGCATTCCTGCACGCCCGGCAGATATTTGTGTATTCCTGTTCCATGTCTTTTTCTCCAATTTTGTGGGATAATGTTATCAGGCGGACTGCGGCAGCTGCTGCGGCGTGATGCCGTTCAGCTCGCGCCAGCGCCGGATGATCGTCAGATCGTCCGCGTCCGTCACAAATCGGGTTTCCTTCTCCTCCACCTCTCTCACCTCCTCAATAGGGGTAGGTGATCGCTTCGCGCACCGACTCAATGGGGATGTGCAGGCCGCGCATCAGGCGCAGCGTCTTGTCCATATATGCGGTCGGCGACTCGAAAATCTTGTACAGGGTGTTCGTACAGCAGCCCGCATAGCGGCATGCCGTCGCAACCGGCACCGACTGCGCGGCCATCTCGCCGCGGATCATTGCCGTCAGCCGGTAATCCGTCGTGCGCTCGACTCTTAGCTTTGGCATGATAGTCCTCCTCTCAAATGATACCGATGATTTCCAGAATGCGGACGGTACAGATCAAAAGCACGATTGTGCATACGATCAGCCGCCACAGAAATCTTTGGTTCTCCCTCTCCTCTCGGCTCTGCATCAGGCGCTTTCCTCCTCTCTGCTGTAAAGCTCGTCGATCGAGCAGCCCAGCGCCTTGGCCAGCGCCGGAAGCTGCGAAGCGCGGGGGTATGCAGCGCCGGATTCCCATTTGGCGACGGTGCTGCGCTCGACGCCGAGAACATCGGCAAGCTCACGCTGGGTCAGCTTTGCGCGTTCGCGCATAAGTGCAAGTTTTTTCGTGGTTATCCCTCCCTCCAAAATAACATGAATCGGCAATTGGTGATTTATAATCACTATCTGCAATATAGCACACAGAGGCACGTTTGTCAACATGAAAGTTACTTAAAATCACAATTGAATTGTGACGCACGTTCACTTATACTTGGAATAGTAGGTGATTTGAATGAACAATTTCAGAAGATTCCGAGATTTGCACCAGGAATCCCAGCAAGATATTGCAGATCTTCTCGGTGTTGGCAGAACTACTTACACAAAATATGAAACTGGGCAAATCAAACCGCCATACGCCAAGATTGAGCGACTGGCTCAGCATTGGGGAACGACGGTTGCGACGCTAATGGGCACAGACGAGGAAACAAAAAACCCCATCGGGATTCCCGACGAGGTTTACGATGTAGCGCAGGCGTTTATGAAATTACCGCCAACGGCGCAGTTAGAAGCGCGGGCGTATCTCGACTTTCTAAAGCAGCGATATACGCGGAAAAAAGACTGAGTCCCTCCGGAGTCAGCGACAACAGATCGTTCACAAGCTCGTCAAACATTTCGCGCTTCCTTTCTCTTTTTTGTATTTTCCATTTTAGAACGACAGTTCTAAAATATCAATTGCCAGAACTTACAATTTTCTGCATGGAATTTCTACAGCCGGGCACGCAATAAGTCCGGTTTAATGGACAGGTGATGTGCTATGAGCCGAAAGAAATCGCTTATTCCAGGGTTTTCACTCAATCGTGCGCTGGGAATAACTGCTGCAAAGCAGCGTATTGCGCGGGCAACTGGTATCCCGACTACAAAAGCTGGCCGGAAGCGTAAGATGCAACGCCACCTATGGACTGCTGTGGCCGCCGGAACGTGTGCAGCAGTGTCCAATTCCGACACGGCCCAACAAAAAGACAACTCCACACAGAAGGTGCGGGAACGGCCACTATGGATTAGAGTCCTTGCAATTGTTTGCTTCGCTTTCATACTGATCGGCGCCATATCAAACCTGCTGAAGAGGGTGCCTCATGTAAGCAAAGAGCCGAGCGGTGAGCGGCTGAATACGAGCAACGTTGAGGAATATGCCCCGGATTTAAAACTGACGCAGGAGAATCAGTCTGCATCCGCCGACACTGTGACGCCAGACACTGGCGACTTGTATTACACGGAGGAAGAGCAGGCGGAGGCCGCTGCGGCATATTATGAGAGCATCGGCGGAAACCCATATGCGGAAGAGGAGATTGAATCGGACGCGACTGAAGATACAAGCGAACAAGCTGCACATTCGTATATTTTGAACACAAATACGAAGGTATTTCACACGCATGGCTGTTCCAGCGCCGACCGCATCAAGGATAAGAACCGATCAACCGCTACCGGCACACGTGACGAGATGATAAGCAAGGGCTATAGCCCTTGTGGGAAATGCCATCCATAGACGGTGTCCAAGTCTGACACCACCGGGCGGATATTGAGAAAGAGGCTGATGTGATGATCGCATATGAGATTGCCCCGTACCGGCGTGCCTGCGTCGGCACGGGGCTTTTGTGGCCAGACGATTGGGAGCGCCTGTAGTCATACCATACGCCGAACATGGTAAATATTGCAAGCCATACCATCGAATTTCCATATTCACATCCTAACATTTTGCCGAAAAGAGTGATTTTTTGAATCAAAAAGTTGTAGACGCATGTCAGAAAGCGAAAAGCAGCGTGTACCCTAAAATTACGAATCAGGATATCGTTGATGAAACCGGGCTCAGCCCATCCACCGTCAACAATTTCATGCGCGGCGCGACAAAAGACCCGCCGCTGGGAACGGCAGGCCCTATCTGCAAAATGCTCGGCGTCTCGCTGGACGATTGCTGCGACATCGACGCCGATCCGACTGAGCTTCAGCAGGCTGTGCAGGAGCTGACGCAGAAGCTACAGGAAGCCAATACAAAAATCGAGATATCGGCGTTGGAGCTGAAGCACGCGCGGGAGCAGCTCGCAACATACCGGGCGCTTGCGTGGATCTTCGGTATACTGGTGCTGCTGGCCATGGGCGCGCTCCTTATCGATCTGTCCAACCTCGGCGTTGGCTGGATACGCGGGCCAATAGAAGCAGCGGCAAGCGCCTTTGCGCGCCTGCAAGGTGGTGCGCTATGAAAGTCCCCGAGCCTCGCAAACTGAAATCCGGCACATGGTTCATCCAGCTCCGCCTTGGCGGCGAGAGCATCCCCGTCTCCGCCCTCACGCGCTCCGACTGCATCAAGCAGGCGCAGCTCATCAAGGCCCAGCACCGCGCCGACGCCCGCGAAGTCAAATACAAGACGGACAAGACCGTCCGTGACCTCATGACGGACTATATAGCTGCCCTTCCGTCTGATACATCTCCCGCGACAATCCGCGGCTATGAGATCATCAAAGCACACCGCTTCCAGAGCGTTCTGGATATGCCTCCCATCAAGATCGACTGGCAGAGGGTGATCGATGCCGAGCCGGTCGCCGTAAAGACCCTGAAAAACGCATGGGGTTTTACGGCCTCCTGCCTGCGCGCTGCCGGCGTGCCCGTCCCGGATGTCCGTCTCCCGCGCGGGCAGAAAAAAGAGCGACCATTCTTGCAGCCAGAGGACGTTTTGAAAGTCCTTCCGCTCCTGAAAGGCCGCAAATATGAAATTCCCGCGCTGCTTGCGCTGCACTCTCTTCGCCGGTCCGAGATCATGGCGCTTGACTATTCTGATATCGACATAAAGAGCAGGACAATCCATGTCCACGCCTCCGCCGTGCAAAACGCGGATAACAAGATCGTCCGCAAGGAGCAGACCAAGACCGCCGCCAGCACCCGCTATGTCCCGATTATGATCCCGCAGCTTCTGGACGCCTTGCAGCGCACCGGCAAGACTTCCGGTCCCGTTTGGGAGGGTACGCCCTGTGCGCTCTACCGTACCATGGAGGATGTCTGTGCGCAGCTTGGCATTCCGAATGTCGGTGCGCACGGCCTGCGTCACAGCTTCGCATCCCTCGCCTATCATCTCGGCATGTCAGAGCTTGAGGCAATGGAGATCGGCGGCTGGTCTGACTACAATACCATGCGCAATATCTATACGCATCTCGCCAAGTCCGACCGCCTGAAAGCCCAAAATAAAATGGCCGCATTTTACGAACTTGCTAACGAAAATGCTAACGGCTCAAAAAGCGATTGATTTTTCCAGTGTTTTTCAGCATGTATTCCTGTTCGAATCCCTCATCCCCTGCCACACAAAAGAAAACCCGCAATCCATTGAGATTGCGGGCTTTTCTTTGCGCATCAATGCTTTTGGGCATTTTCTCCTTTCTGCGAACGCAGAAAATATTCTATATTTGCGCAAGTAATTTTGTGCGCTCAGAACACAAAATGCTAACGAAAAATGCTAACGTTTTTGCTTCACAATGCACCTGTAATACGCACAAAGCTTTTCCTCCGGGCCGGGGCCGTCCTTGTCCATCAAGAACGCCCGCGCCAGCTCCGCGTAGAACTCCGGCACGTTGACTCCGAATTTCCGCGCCACGTCGTAGTAGTCCGAGTACATCATGTTCATCGTCACGCCGAAAACCCATTGCGGAATATCGTTCCCGGCTCCGCTCGCATCCGCGACGGCGGAAGTCTGATCCATCGTCCAGTGCGGCCCGACCGTGCCGTCGGCGTTCTCCATATGTTCCACCCACTGCATCGCTGTCTCGCGGTCGAAGGTCTCCGGTCCGTTCTCACGCCCGTGCAGGCGCTCCATGGCGCAGATCGCGTCCGCGTACACACACGCCTCCTGCGCGCGGCCAAGCGTCACAGGCTTGTCCGTGAGGCCGCGCAGTGCCTCGCATAGCTTGTCAATGTAGTGCTCCATCGTCACGCCTCCTGGATATACCGGTAGAGTTTATCGACATCATTCTGGTCAAATCGCATATCGCCCAGCAGCGGGACGGATACGGTCAGCTTGTTCTCAAAGCGCGGACGCGCCGCGTTATAGAGCTTGTCGAGGTCGATGTTTCCGGCGTCGTCGAAGATCTGCATCATCCTTACCGCCGGATTTTCGCGCAGCGCGAGGATCTTCTCGCGGCTGCCCTCCATGATGAGGGCCAGCATGATCCCGGCCCCGATGCCCTTGCCGCCCGGCAGGTGTGGAATGACCTCATTATCCGCGTAGCGCATCGCGCCGCGCATGGCCTGATCTATCGTCACTGTCATTGCAGATTTCCTCCTTTAACGATGGGGCGGCTATTGCCGCCCCTTTTTCTTAGCTGTTGCAGCACCCGCCGCACTTCTGGATCGGGTTGTAGAGCGTCTGCGCCGTGGTTGCGGTGCCCGTGGTGACGTCTGCCACCTGCTTGGGATAAAACGTCGCGTTGGCGTAGGTGACAATGCTGTTGTCGCCGCAGCAGCGCCGTTCGGCCTCCATCTCGATCTCGCGGTGCAGCTCGTCCTTGACGGATGCGATGTCCTGGCGGGCCAGCACGAAGCTGTCCTCGGTGCGCTGGTTGTGAACGGCCTGCTTGCACAGCGCCTCACGGACGTCCTTGAGCTGCCTGTCGATATAACCGTACACCTCCAGCATCTTGCCGTCGTTGTACGTGTTGGCCTTGAGCAGCGCGATCTCGCTGTCCTTCGCGGCCAGCTTCTGCTCCCGGTCGAGATCGTAGCGCGTGACCGGCATGTTCTCGCTGCACGTCGGTTCCTGCTGCCGTGCGGCGAGCATGGCGGCGACCGTCATGGCAGGCGTAACTGCTGCAACGACGTCAGCGGCTGCCGGCTTGTTGTTCTGTCCGATGCCGCCCAGCAGATTGCCGAGCCCGCCGTTTGCCAGACTCATCGCGGCGCCGCCGATGCCAAAGCCCAGCGCAGTCCCCGCGAGTCCCTTGCTTGCGTACTCCATAGTAGTACCTCCGATAAAATAGTAAGCTGGCCAGCTCCTATGCTCATTATGAGGCATCCACGAAGAACAAAAAACCAACTCTTCGGCCACTTTTCGGGCACAAAATGTATAAAAAAACAGCCACTCCATACGGAGTGGCTGCCTTGTATATAGAAAAACGGGGCCGGTGCAGGCACCAGCCCTTGGAAAGAATACCGAATATCCTTTTGTGCTACACACATATTATATACGCTCAGTAGTCAACTGTCAATTACTGCATAACTACCTTCTCAGCTTCACTCAGCACCTTTCGGATGCTCTTTGAGAATACAGGGAGCCTGTTTTCGATATACTTTTTCTTGAAATTCATGATCGTTATTCCGGTCAATTCATCTGTGTCAATGTCTTTCAGATAGATTACATTCCCGTCAGAATCATCACCGTAAGAATTACTGCGGTCACCGAGTGCAATGTACAGGACGTCGAATTTCTTGTCGTAGTCGAATCCGATGTTATTCTTCTGCAACATATATCGCCTCACCTTCTCCGCAGCCGCTTTTCTTGTTGTTATTAGGATATGCGGTTACGACCTCGCCCGATCCGCCGCAGACAGACACAACGACGTGCGTATATTTGAGCTTCGGGTAGTATGTAGCACTTTTTGATTCTTTTGTGTATATCCTTCGTTCATCCAGTGGCGGGTTCGTGTCGTGACTCGGTAAAACCAGTTCCGGTTCCCTGATTGTCTCCACAATCGCGTCGACGTTTGAAACCATAATGCTGTGGTTAAGAGCTACATGAGAATCCCACTGCTCTTTTGTACAGTAAACTTTTATTCCGTTTCTATCTACAACTTCGAAAAAGTTAGGCATCAATCCACCTGCTCACTTAGGATTTTAGACATCATCTCCGGAAGAGCCTCAGCCAACTGCTCGTTTACAATTACTGCGGCAACCGTTTCTTCCTGATCGCTGTCTACAACACCATTTGCTCCAACTACCGGATATTTATGCTTAAAGGTAAAAACAAATTCGTTCTTCGCCTCGTTCGCAGTAACAGTCAGCGAATTTGCGTAAATAGGCTTGCACATTGTAGTATAATCTCCTTCTCTGTTTTTTATTTCATTATAGAACAAATTAAGCTCATTGTAAATGCAACAGAATATTAAATTTGCAATTTTGCCACAAGAGCCGCCCTATCCGGGCGGCTCTGTTGCATGCTCCCGCAGTACATTCACGCACCGCGCTATGATCTTCTTGACGCCGTTTACGCTCAGGCCCTCGCGCTCGGCAATGCGCTCATGACTCCAATCGTCAAGAATCTTCCGTTTCAGGATTCCCCGGTATCGCTCCGAAAGAATCCATTCGTCGATCAAATGCTCCCAATCGCTGCGGCTCAGACTCGGCAGCCCCCGCAGCATACGCCCTCCTTACTTCGTGTCCAGCACGGCGATATTGCCCTTATTGCTGACCCTCAGACCCAGCGCGGCGGCGATATCGCGCACCTTGACATAGTTCGTGCCGTTTTTCAGGATGCGTTCGACGGCAACCTCCTTGCCATCCACGATCATTTTGCTTTTCTCTACCACTTCGTCCTCAAACCTTTCCAAGAATTTTTTCCACTGCTCGTTGCCAGTGGTGTGATAGTAGGTGTTCATGTCCGTGCCTACAAAAGGACGCGGGCAGAACTTCCCGGACACATCATAGTGCCGGATGATGTGATCCGCCGGAATGTTGTGCTCCTCCATGAGCTTGCGGATGAGCCACTCGGCATTGTCCAGCACCTTTTTCTCGAAGAACCAGTCGGTGTCGTAGGCTCCCATGCGCTTCGGATTGACCTTCTTCGGTCTCAGCTCCACGCCGATGGAGTTCCAGTTCCGGCACTCCGGATGCAGCGTACCGTCTCCGCAGTGCCACGCAACATCCGTGTCCTTGACGCACCTGTAAATGATATCACCCTCGTCTACGGCGTAGTGTGCGCTGGCTCTGGCCTGCGGGTTCTTGAACCACTCTGCCACGCTGGCCGCAGAGCCGAGTGCGCCGAAGTAGTGTACTACGATCCATTTCGGCGTGCAGCCGCCCGCTCGATGGTTGATCGGCGTAAGGTTTTCCTTAATCACCGGCATTGCTCGCACCTCCGTACAGCTCATGGTGGAGCTTCAGCACCGACGCCTCAATCAGGTTGTCGATGGTTTCGGAATCAAACTGAATGCCCTTGTCTGCCAGATATCTCAGTACATAGGCTTTCTTTGCGTCTCCGTCCACTGCGGCATAGATCTGCTCCGCTGCCGAAACCGCGATATCGACGTATGTAGAGACCTTTTTCAGCGTCTCTGCGTCTATTTTCGCTTTCAGCCACGGGATGAAGAATGCCGACACCAGCGCTGTGATGAGCGCAATGATTGCCTTGATGATCTCTGTGTAATCCATTTTTGTACTCCTTTCAGTCTTTCAGCACGATTTCCAGAAACCGTGCCTTTTCCTCTGCCGTGTAAGTCTCCGGCAGGCTCTTGATGTACTTGAGTGCGTACTTGCTCCGGTTCTCATTCTTTGCTTTCCAGAGGTAAAATCCGCTGCTTGCCGTCGTCTCCGCGATAACAGCAAGCGTGATCTCCACCAGTGGCAGGCCGAATGCGCACAGGACCGCCAACACCACACAGGCAATTCCGCTTCCAAGCAGCCACTTCTTCGAGAACTCCATTAGCCTCCCATCCCCAGCCTTGCCAGCGCAAATCCGATCAGGCCTGCAAGAATTGCCGTGATAACTCCCTTCACGACCGCCTCCCAGCGGCTTCCCGGCAGCGCCTTGATGCTTTTCACATCGGCCTTGATCTCATTCACGTTTTCCTCGATCGCCTCCTGCTTGGTCGCCAGCACCTCCACCGAGGTCGCCAGCTGATGCAGCGCCCTGTTGTCTGCCTCCAGCTCGTCGATCCTGTGCGAGTTGCTCTTGCATCGCGCCTCCACGGAGGCGATCTGCGCCTGAATTCCATCATCCATCTTGATACTCCTTTCAAAGCTCTATTTCGCACTCCGGACAAACCATCCTGCCCTCGGGCACGGCCTGTCCGCAGCATACGCATGTATCCATTATCCGATCTCCTCATTGATCGTCGCAATTACTGCTGACGCATCTGTGCATATCGGCGACAAACGGATGTACAACTCAGCGGTTGATGTTATCGTTACGATATCTCCGCTGCTGGCAAAATGGAGATTGCCCCACGTCCGCCCGTTGTACATGTAGTCTGCGGATAAAAACGTTGCCGTTGCACTGTACCTCACTGCCACACTTGTTCCATCGCTTGTGGCGGGGAGGCTTACACCCTTGATGCGGAGCGTATCACCCGCGTGCATATGAATCAGGCTTGCCGCATCCATGTTCGCACCAATAGCCGCATGTCCCGTCTGCGCTTTATTGGCACCGCTCCCTGCACTCAAGCGCGTATCCGCAGAAATTCCGACTGTATCAATGATGTTTGTGATCTCTGCCGCGCAGGTAATCACAATGTTGCCTGTTACTTTGGCAATAGTTATCGTGCTGCCGGAAACCGCCGAAGCGGAAATGTCCGTACCGCCCATCGTTACAGTTATTGCGCCGAGCTTTTTATACGTGCCGGTCGGGGAGAGCGTCGTGGTGTAGGACGCGCCCTCGGCAATGCTGTCAGCCGTGTTGGAAGATGCACAGTTGGTGAGATGCCGCGTGATGTTATAGGTCACAGACGGTGCAGAGGCCGCCGCAGTAATCGTAATTGCCCCAGTTACCTTGGCGATGTTGATTGCACCGCTGCCTGCCGAATAAGCCGTAGCTGTAATGTCCACGCTGCCCATTTTTATCACAACGGAGGTCAGTGTCTTGCCGCTTTCCGGCGTGATGGTCGCTGTGTACGCCTCGCCGTAATCCACCTGAGACGCGGAGTTGCTGATCGTGCAGCCTGTGAGATTTTTGGTGATGCTCTGATACCAGTGCAGTTTTTCCGGTGTTCCGTTAATCATGGCTGCTCGGTAGGCGTTGATATCAGCCAGCGACATTCCGCAAGTTCCTACGGCAAAATGTACACACTTATCGCGGAACGTGTCGCCGGAAACGGCCTTAATGGCATTGATAAGTCCTATCCACTCTGGTTCATTCCGGCGGCGGGCAAGGGCATCTGTTCCGGTTCCGCTGTAGAAGCATGTAAGTTCATAGTCCTTGTCGATGTTACTTTGACTCATGCCGAGCAGCCCCTCCAGCACACAAGCCAGCGTGCCGGTTCTGTCCGCGCCTGCCGTGCAGTGGAAATACACCGGCTCACGGTGCGTTACTGCGTCAATCACGCAGCGAAGATAGAGCTGCCATGTTGCTACCGGAGTCAATGCGTAGGATGCTGCTTTATCAGCAATCGTAAACCATACATCGCTGCCAAGCGGGGATTCCGTTGCAACGTCACCGTCAGACGGATCGCGTCCCTCTTTGCCTCTGAGATCGATCTCATGCTGCACGCCAAGTTCTCCGACAAGCACCGCCCGATCTGCGGCAGCGATCTGCCCGCCTCGAATCAGCAGCCCGTATTTCACGGTGCCGCCGTCGCAGGCCCAGCCTCCCAGATCGCGCACATTCCACGCTTCTGCGGAGTTGTTGCGCGTCTTGATCCACCGCAGCGCATCCAGCGGTTGCAGCGTCCCCGCAGCATTATCCCCGGCAAAAGGTGTGAGAATATTTGGCACTTCGTTGTAGTGCATCACTCCGCCCGCCTCCTGCCCGATGGGCTTGTAATCGCTCACAACTGCCGTCGCAGGCGCATAATTTGCAATCTGCGACGTACTGTAATCAGCGGGATTGTAGGTGACGTTTTCGAGGTAGCTCCGAACAAGCTCCGGGCATTGATGCCATTCTAACGATTCCACAGCGCCGGTCTCGATTGCCTGAATGGCCGAAACAAACCCGGACGGGTACACCAGCTGCTTAGCTGTGCCGCCCTTCGCGCGGATCGCGTCAGCAACCGCCGTCAAGTCAGCCGTGTTTGTAAGGTATACCGCCATCAGAAGCTACCTCCATTCGCGTTTGCGATCTCTACAGCTACCCACGCACCGCTTACCACGCGCAAAAATTTGCCGTTGTCAGCTTCTGTAACAACCGGAATCGCTGGGATATCAGACGCTCTCGCCAGCGTTCCAAGCCAAGCGTACCAATTTCCGTCATACGTTATCGTCGGATACGTCGGCGCGCTATTCGGCGACATCGAGCCGAGCGCCGCAAATCCAAGCAGTATTATACCACTCATGTTCACCGCCGACACAAGCGGCAACTCAAGAGGCACTTCCAGCGCACCAAATGTTACAATCGCATACACGGCGTAGCCCGCCTCATAGGCCGCATACACTTCCGCAGCCGTTTTGTCGGCGGTTGCGATATAGCCGTCTCCTTGCGTCACCGTCACATAAAACGTGCTTTTGACCTCGCCGGTCGCGCCATTCACGCTTTTAACCGGCACATCATCCGCGCTGATGGGCGTAAACCCGAGCGCGCCGACAACCGCATCCTTCGTTACATTCGCATTGTCCCCGTTTGCGCCCTTCGGGATTCCGAGGTTAAGCGTAGGCTGTGCGGCAGTTCCGCCCATGCTGGCCGTAGCCGCGCTTCCTGCGGGCAGCGTCGTCACCGTCCCGATCTTGATATCCGGCGTTACGCCATCCTTACCGGGTGCGCCATCCTTACCGGGTGCGCCATCTGCACCATCCTTGCCCGGAGCACCATCCGTTCCGTTTGTTCCGTCAGCCCCGTCGTTGACCGTAGCGACAGCTTCTCCGTCTACCTTGATCGTTGTAACCTTCCCGGACTTGGACGCCGTGATAACGGGCGTGTGCCCGTCTGTGCCATCTGTACCGTTTGCGCCGTCTTTACCGTCTGCGCCCTGCGGGCCGGTCGCACCCCTCGACGGCTTCCCGGTATCCTCGTCGCCGAGATACCAGTTCCCGTTTGCTCCGATCGTCGGCGTAATTCCGTCCTTGCCGGGAGCGCCATCTGCACCATCCTTGCCCGGAGCACCATCCGTTCCGTCTGTTCCGTCTTTACCGTCTGCGCCCTTGAGATCGGCAATGGCAATGAGGTTTTCCCACGTCGCGCCGCCGTCGTTGCTGTACTGGATGTAGCCATCCGCGACGCGCATATCGATGGTGCCCGCTCCTCCGGAGCCTCCGCCAGAGCGTGCCGCCTCGTTGATGGCCGCAACAAGGTTATCCTTTGCCTTTGTCGTCAGTTTGGAAAGATCTCCGATCTGGCTCTGGATCGCGTCAAACCAGCGCTTGGGCGGCTCGTCCGGCGGCTCTGCGCCCGCATGGAGCGACGGAACGCACACCGTATCATAGATGCAGGATTTCACAAGAACGTCCTCTACGCGCCACTGGAGCTGTGCCTTGCCATATCCGGAGTATTCGACGTCCGATGCGCTGACCGTCCAATACGCTGTGTGGCCGTCCACGGAAAGCGCCACGGGGTACGCCTCCGCGTCCCTGCTGGAGCGCGGACGCTGGACTAGCAGCAAAGGTGTGCCGCCCGGCCAGTCTGCCTCAAAAGCTGAAAGAGGGAAGGCTACCCGCATTGCGTCGTTTTCGCCCTGATGCCGCAGACAGATCGGCTCACGTCTGCTTGCGTTTATTGTAATCATATGATTTCTCCCTTCTTGGTGTCCAAGTCTGGCACCGTCATGCCGGATTTCCAAAAGCGAACGCCACGACCCAGCTGCCGGAGATCCGCAGGCAGACGACGCGGCTCCCAGCCGCAAAGGTCACCGCCGTGTTGCATTTGTAGTGCTTCGTCGTTGCGGCGGCCTGCCCGTCGAAGATCAGCGATAGCCCGTCCGCGTGCTTGGCTGCCACAGTCGCGAGTGCGATGCGCTCCGGCTCCTTCACTGCTTTTGCAGTATATTCTGTGAGGCCCGTCACGCGATCACCACCCTTCGCGCAGTGTGCTGCATCAGCTCGCCGACGGCCATTGTGAGCGACCACTCAGTCTCTTCCCATATTCCGCCGATGTCCGGATCGTCGATCGATACGACATCGCCGACTCCATGGCCGCCGGTTGCCAGCGTGTAAAAGGTGATCGTCTTGGTTGCATGCATGGACTCGTTGCGCAGCCGGTTGACCAGCTCCTGAAGCTCGTCCTGACTGGCCACGTTGTTTACCTTTGCGACGTCAACGATGCGCAGCCCGCGCCGGAAAGTGGACGTGCTGGAGGTAGGGGAGTCGTTGACGGCAGTCGCCGTCAGCGGCGCGCCTCTGTCAGGATTTGAGCAGATCCGCACAAAAACATTCGGCGCGTCAAATAGGTCTATCTCCTGTGTGTGATCGTCTGTGATCGGTGCAAGCTTCAGATCTGTGCTGCTGTATGCGTGGTCGATCCTGCCGCCGGTCGGCGCTTTGTACGGCTCCAAGTGGCAGATGCCGCGTCCGTCGAACCATACCGGATTGTAGTTGATCTCCTCCAGCAGTTGGTTGCAGATCGTCAGGAAGTCCGTCCCAGTGTCCCAGTCCTCGCGATCCGTCGCCAGCACCGCCGAGGAAGGCACGGCCAGCACAAGCTTGATGCCCGCCGCCGTAAGCAGCTGTTGCACCGCCGTAAGATACGGCGTATTCGCGGCGATGTGATAGAGGCCCTCCGTGCGGCTCTGTTGGACGCGCCAGCATCGGTCGTATGCCTCGATCCGGAGCCGCCGCCCGTATGCGTCCATGATCTCCTCGACTGTGGTCGCCTGAAATACGCCGAGCGGTGTCTCGGCTCCGTCGAGCACAAGAACGGGTTGCAGCTCGTCGGACAGCAGATCAACGTCGGCATCCGGATAAACCTCCGCCGACAAACTGCCCTTGATCTCCGAGTCCTTGCGGACGTAGACATTCGGGGCGGCGGCTGCCGCCCACGAAAGCTGTTTGAACTCCGCGCCGCCGCGAAGCACATTGATTTTGTAAGATACATCACGAATCAATGTCCACTACCTCCTCCACGTCCGCCTGCTCTACATCGAACTGATACGTCGTGTAAAAGCCGCCGTCCGCAGTGGCCGCAAGCACCGAGAGGCACCCGCTCACCATTTGGCCCTCCGGCGTTTTTACCGTTACCATCTTGCCCACAAGCGCCTCAAGCGCCGCGCAGTCCTCCGCCTCGCGGAAAGCGCATGCAACCGAGATCGTCTCCGCATAGTGCATACTGCGCTCTATCGTCGGATATCGCCGCCCGGCAAGCTGCACGGACTGTACGCCCCGGCTCAGATTGCGCCCCGTCGTGCGGTGCGTGCTGGCCGAGTAGGGGAGCGGCAGCACGTCCCCGGAGTCAAGGTCGATCAGAGTCACGCACGGCACGGATGCCGTCACCTCCACTGTGTTGGACAGCCGGTAATTGGAGCTTGCAGCAAAGCACCCGCGCACATGGTAGCTTACGCTGCCGATGGAACGCAGATCCGTGTATGTGTGCTCTGTCGTTTTTGCGATGAGCTTCCCATCGCGGTATATCAGGTAAAAGTTGTAGTGATACCCTCCGGCAGCGCTCCAGGAGAGGCGCACTGTGTCCCCGGCCTCCGCCGTCAGATTGATCGCCGGTCCCGCCGTGTTGGCGACTTGCAGCGCCGCCGATCCCCATGGCGACCACATGGCGTATTCGTTTTGCACGCGGACGCGCACAATGTATTCACCATCTTCGATGTACATCGGCGCTGTCCACGTTTTTTCCGTGCCGTAGTACGTGCCGGAGCTGTAAACGCCGTCGATTTCCACCTGGTAGGCCAGCTGTTCCGATGATTGCCAGCCGATAACCGGGCGCGGAGACTGCGACTTGATTGAAACCGCCGGAGCCGCCGGAGCGCCGACGCAGATGAACTCCGCCGCGTCGCTCCATGCGCCCGCCGCGTTGTCCGTGTTGTACGTCCGCACGCGCCAGTACTTTGTCCCGCTCCCGAGCGTGTTTGCCGGGGCGGTGTAGGTCGTCTCTGCGCCGGTTACCGTTGCAAGCGCCGTCCATGCCTGCATATCCGTCGAGATTTGCAGCTCCGCCTTGGTCTGGGCCGTGCCGGTAGAAATGATGTGAGTCCACGCAAACGCTACCGGCCTCGATGCGTCTACGATTTCGCCTTTCGGCGATTTTATCGCCGCCGTTGACTCTGCATCTGCGGTCGATAACGTTACCCAGTCCGATGTCGTTGTTTTTCCGCTATTTGCAGTCACAACGATCCGCCATTGGACACTCGTCCCTGTAAAAGTTTTTGCTGGGACGGTGAAACTACTCGTGTTTCCGGAGACGCTGTGTGAATAGATCGTTCCGCTAGGACCTGTGCGCCACTGAAAAGTTGCAGAGGATTGGACGAGTCTCGGAGCACATGGGTATGGGGCTGTTGAGCTCCACGTGAAAAGAACATCGCGATACTTGTCAATCGCTCCGGCATTGGGCGACATACTTGATATATTCAGCGTATCCGCTGTGGCGCTTTCATCTATTGTCAATACGAGGTACGGTCTGTTTGCACCGCTCGTCTGTACGGTAAATGGCTTAGCATTTAAAAGAGAAGATTGCAATCTTATACCGTAGGTAACAGCGTCACCAAATAAGATTGATGCGGAAGGGAACTCTGCCCATACCGGGGCGTTCCCAACGCCCTTACGCTGGAATACGAGATTGTAACCAGCCTCATTCCATGTGTCCCACGTTGCAGTTTTCTCGTCAAATTCCTTTGTGTTTGCATGCGCATCATACCAGTCATAGGAACCCTCGGTTGCCAAGAAATAAAAGAACAGTTGCGCACCAGATATCCGTTTAAACCTAAATTGATCCGGCAGGCTCTCGAACTTTACAAGGAGCCGGCTCTCATATGTCCTAAGTGTTACTTGCGAACCAGTATGCACATTCGATCCTCGGTTGTCGGAGTCAAGAAACGCGAAGGCCTTGGAGTAGAGCCTTTGTGTTGTACTCATTCCTTATCCACCCCCATTCTGTCTGTGCGGCGCTTATTTCGCGCGATATTTACGATATCGTTGAATTCCTTTACCGTATTGGCCGGGATCGTGATGTAAAATGTATCGCCTCCCGACGCCTGTCGGGTTTCCTGCGCCGTCAGGATGCGCGTGCCCTGCGGCAGCACAACTTCCTCCGGGCCGTACTCGCCGATCAGCGTCCGCCCACCTCGCCAGTAGTCCGTGCCGGAGGCGTTATAGCCCTTTTGCATTTTCCAATACTCAAAGGTCGTTCCTGTCCCGGATTTTTCCCATTCGTCGCGGAGGTAGCTCTCATAATTGGAATACCACTTTCCGTTTGCGTAATACTGGCCGTAGCCGTTCGCGCTGGTCGCGCGGTTGACGTCTGTCTGCTCCCATTTTTCCTTGAGTGTCTGCGTGTTGTTGCCGTTGCCGTAGGAGTAGCCGAAGCCCGCAGCCTTGCCCATCTGCTTCCAGCCGCCCGACCACTTGTCCCAGTCCCATATACCGGTCGTGAGGACGGTCGCCGCACCGCTGATAAAGTCAATGGTGTCTGCGATGCCCGCCATGATCTCGGCCAGCGGCCGAAGCGCCTCCGTGAGCTTCGGTACAGTGTCCGACGAGAGCTGATCTGTAGGCGCGATAATGTCGCCCACAGTCTCCAGCAGCATACCGAAGGAGTCCACAAGGCCAGAGTCCTTGAGCGCCTGTCCGCCGTCCTTGATAATCTTCGTGATCTTCTCGTAAAACTCCGTGAGATACGGCGCGAACTCAGCAGAAAGCTGATTCTTCGCGCCCTCCTGCGACTTTTGCAGTCGCTGGTATGCGTCGTCCACCTCGGTAAGCGCCGTCAGTGCCTCATTATCGAGCACGTAGCCCATGCTGTGCGCCTCCTGGGCGTACTGCTTGAGGCCGTCGCTGCCGATCTCGATCAGCGGATTCAGCTCCTGCGCCGACTCGGACATGAGGTCCATCGCCAGTGCGTCCCTCTCCGTCTGGTTTTTCATGTCGCCGAGGGCGTCGATTGTGTCATAAAACACGTCCTCCGCACTGCGCAGCTGGCCGTCCACGTCGGTGATCTCCACGCCGAGCTTGTTGTACGCCTCATAGGCGTCGCCTGTGCCCGTCGCGGCTTCCTGCATTTTGTTGGTGGTTTCCTTGAGGCTGTCGCGGATGCGATCGGACGAGACGCCGATCATCTCGGCAGCGTAGTCGAATTCCTGAAGGCTCTCTGCGGACTGCCCCGTAACGCTGGAAAGCGTCTTAATCTCCTTGGCATATTCGGCGCTCTCCTTCGTCATGGAGATCAAAGCCTTTTCAGCTTTCACAATTGCTGCGGCCAGCAGCCCGATCCCGGTCACAGCCAGCGCAGCCCCCGCGTTGATGCCGTTCAATGCGCTCGCAGCCTTCGATGCACCCTCAGGAAGCTGGATGCCGAAATGCCCAGCGATATCCGTCAGTGCCGTGCCAAGGCCATTCGCAGAATCCGTGCTGAGCGTAAACTCGTCCTTGAGATTTGCCAGCACTTCCTTGACGCCGCCGCCCTGCTCCTTGGTCGCGGCAAAGGCGCTCCTGACCTTATCCAGAGGGCTTGTCATCTTCTTCAACGCATCTGTGTTGACATCAAGCTCACCCTGCATTTTCGCAAGCTCGGCCTCGGCATTGTTCAGCGCGATTTTCCAGCCATTGGTTTTCTCGCTGCTCTCGCCATACTCTTTGCCCGCGTACTGAAGAGCCTCCTTCAGCTTTTCAATCTTCTCCTGCTGGGTGAGAATGCTGCGCTCAAGGATGTCATTTTTCTTGCTCAGCGCATCCACGCTGCCTGCATTATCCTTAAATTGCTCCGAAGCTAGATTCAGCTCGGATTTGAGCACCCGCAAGCCGCTGTTGATTTCAGCCAGCGCCGCCTTGTACTCCTTTTCGCCGTCAAGCTTGATTTTTGTGTTGATACTTGGGCCTGCCATTAATTGCACCTCCCCATGAGGTATTCGGACAACGACAAGCGGGCGGGCTCCTGCTCCTGAGGCGCGGGCTGCGTCTCAGATGCAAAAGACCGGCACGGTGCGCCCGTGAGTTTGAAATACTCTCGGTAAAGTGCAACACACCGTGCCGGCGTCATGGACCGCCAGAAAACGGCCTCGTCGTTGTGTAGGATATTGATCCAGATATTCAGGTACCAGGCAAAGTCGATGCCGTTCCGTCGTCCTTGCTGGTCGCTGCGTTTTTTTCGTCTGCCTCCGGCTGCTCCGTTTTCGGCTCCGCTTCCTCCGGGTCATCGACAATGACGGCGGAAACGAGCATCGCGAACACAGCGTGGTTGTTCTTCCGAAATTCTCGGAAACTGATGCGGCGGCCGAGGTCTCCGTCGGTATAGGCCGCGTCCACGCCCTGGCGGCGAAGCTCGCTGTTAATCATCGCAGCCATCAGCCGGAGATAGTTCCGCATTGAGCGGTCATCGTCCAGCAGTTGTCCAAGGTTGCTGTCCTGCGCCTGAAGCTCTGCAAGCACATCCATGTTGCAGGAGAGCGTCAGCTTGTGGCCGTCGATCTCATACGGCATGGTTTTGAGTCGTACATCCATCAGCCCGCCCCCGTCACTACTGTAGGCTCGGTCGTGAAGCACGCAGCGAGCCACGCAATGGCCTCGGCCTCGGTGTCAAAAGTGTACCACTCGAACAGGTGGCCGAGATCGTCAACGAGGGACTCACCGCTTGTGGTCGGCGTCTGGAAAGTGATCGACTCGCCCATCGTCTGAAGGACACGGCTGGGCGGGCCAAACAGCGTTTTGTGGACAAAGACGGCAGTAAATTTCTCTACGCCGTCGATCATATCGGGGCTGTAAAAGCCGTGTCCGACGTACTGGCCCGTCGAGGTCCTGCCGGCCGTCATGCTCTTGACGGTCTTCGGCGAGGTAGAGCCGACCGACCGGCTCAGCTCATAAAAGCCATAAAGCACCTTTTGGCAATCGCCGGGAATATACTTCACGCCGACGCTGGTCGTCATACCGGTGCATTTCTTCATGTACTCCGAAAGCGAGGATTCGGCATAGATGCGGCCTTCGGCAAATTTCATTTCGAGGTTTGCCGTCATGGCCTCGCCCATGCTCATAGCCTCGCCGTATGTGATTTTCTTCTGCGATTTGTCGTAATTGTACTTTGCGGCCTTCATGCCGCGCAGATCAAATTCAGGCATTTCATTCTCCTTTCAGCTTTCGCGCCGCTATTTCAGCCATCGAATCGTTGACACGCTGCCATGTATTTTTTACTGCATTGCTCCAGTAATGGTCAGCAGTGATCCTGCCGCCAGTGCGGCGGCCATAGTTGAGGACAAAGCCCTTGACGCCGTAGCGCTGGTTGCGGCTGTCCTTGCCGTTGATCGTCACCTGCATATACGGCACACCATGTTTATCTTTCTTGACGTTGCGGGTTTTGGCAATATGCCGGTAGGTCTCGCCCGTCCGGCGGGCACGCCCGACAGAGTTGTGTCCGGCCGTGACAAAAGCAGATTTAACCGCATCCAGCATAATTCCCGCGCCGGCAGTCAGCATCTCCTTGAGGTTTTCGTCTGTAAACAGGTCGGCCTTTTCCATCCGTCGAATAACTTCTGTGATGTTATCCGAACCGCTGTTGGTCTCTAATTGCGCCATCAGATCACCTCACACGGGATATCCGTAAAATAAGTGGCAAGTTCATCGTCATATGAATGCTCCGGCGGCTGCATCGCCACACGCGCCTCGGCCAGCGCCGCCGTGACCTTTCGCGGCAGGTCGTCGTCCTCAGTCTGCGTACCCACCGTCACAACCGCTGTGTGGACGGTTGCAAACGGCTTTCCGTCGGCATATTCGTACCGTTCGCCGGTCGGCGTCCACACCAGATATCTGGTGATCGGGTTGCCGCTGGCGTCCTCGATTGGGGCCTGCACCTTGTACACGGCGCCCGGCAGCACGCTTTCCAGTGCGCGCTCAATCTTGGTATAGCTCATACTTACCCTCCGGCTCTGCCAGACTCAGCGTCGTGACCGGCAGCCCGTCATCATCAAGCTCACGCTGCGCCTGGTCGATGCGGTACGCATGTCCGTCGTCCAGGATGCAGTATTGGTCGGCCTCGATTGGCGGGTCGTACACGCTGCGAGGCACTGACACCATTCGTACCAGCTTCGCGCCCGCCTGCCTGCCCGCATAATAGCGGGAGGCATAGACGGTGCGCTCCGCGTAATAGTGCTGGCCGATCTTCCCAAGCTTTCGCACAGCAGGCGATTTGCCGGGGCGCAGCGTGCAGATGGTCAGAATCTTGTCATAGATCATTCGTTGCCTCCCATCTTGGCCGCGCACAGCCGATCCTTGATCTGGATGTCCAGGTTCCGGGGAAGCTGTGCGCGGTCGGCAGATCCGCGCGCACGGTACATCCATGCAGCCACCGACGCAACCAGCAGATCGTCGTCGGTATCATCGTCCGCCAGAGGCACGCCCCGGCGGCGGATAAAGTTCTCAGCCGACGTCAGCAGGCTGCGCAGATACAGTTCCTGTGGCTCGGCGCAGCTCAGGAGGCCGAGATCGACCTTGAGTAAATCAATACGCAGTCCCGCTGACATATCGGCCCTCCTTAACCGCCGGTCTTGGCGGTCACGCTGCCGGAGCCGACAGCCACGGCGCGGCCCTCTGCGTTGACCTCGACAACGGTGATGGTCTCACCCGTTGTGCCGTCGATGATCTTGGTAGCGGGGAGATCCGTCCAGCCCTTGCCAAGCCGCTCACCATTGCCCACGGCGATGGCCTGCCCGCTGGTCTGGTACTTGAGAGTGCCGGAGCTGTTGCCGGCTACTGTGACGATGCTCTTGCCGTTCGACGCGCCTGCTGCGGTCGTGACGATCAGCGTACCCAGTTTTTCATTCGCAAGATCAGGCGCGAACGAGATCGACGTGGTCGGCTGCGTGTTGTGGAAGTTTACAAGCACGAAGCTCTCACCGCGTGCGGGCTTGCCATCGTAGCGGCCAATGGAGCGGTAGACCGTCATATTCCGCAGGAACAGCGGGATATCGGAGGATGCAATCGTTGCGCCCTCGCGCTCGACCATGCGCATCATGTCGCCGAAGCCGCCCGCAATATCGTTGTCGGCCATGAATTCCAGCTCAACAATATCGCCGCCAATAATCGGGAAGGTGTTATTGATGCCGGCGGCCAGCGCCGCAGCGGCGTCAAATGCCAGCGCCTTGGCCATCAGGCGGATGTGCGTCTTGCGATTCATGATCCAGAACGCGCGGCCGTCCGAATACTTCGGATCTGCAATGCCCAGCGCCTCGATCAGCGAGCCGAAGAACGCAGCGCCGGAGGTGGAGTCGATATCCAGTTTGAGGATGTGGCTGGTGTTCAGCGCGATAAAGTCGCCCTGATCCTTGCCCCACCAGGACGGCTTCGCCGACGCGGCAAGGCGGGTAATAAAGCCGACAGGCATTTTCACGCCCGTACCATAGGCAATCGACTTGTCGAGTGCCCGCGCGTTTGCCTCGCCCATCGCATTAAGGATGCTGGTCAGGAGCTGGAGGTCGGAATCGTCGGCAAGCACGGCATTGGAGATCGCCATGTATCCGGCCAGCATATAGCCGTCCACTTCCAGCTGTGTGAAGTCGAGCACGATTTCATTGATGTTGGCGACGGTCTCCGTCCACACAGCATCAGAGGCAGTGCCGACGATGTTCTGGCGAGCATTGCCGCGCAGAGATTCGCTGTGGACATACTTCCACAGTTTGGAGTTCTGATAGGTCAGATCGCGCAGGATCTGCATGAACTCGGTCGGGATACCCAACTCAGCGCCGGTCGCGCTGTTCTGCTGGGCGCGGAGCTGACGGAACCGCTGAAGGAATTCCTTCGTGCTGTCACGTGCCAGCAGCTCATCGCGCTGCTGATAGGTCATGCCGAACCAGCGGCGTTCGGGATTGATCATTTCTACATTGCCCCTTTCGTGGTTGGTGTTGCCGGTGTCAGAGTTGGGCACCGGATTGTTTGCCGG